ATCATTGAAGATAGGATCTTGTCTTTTTTCAGTTTATCGCTTATCTTCTGAGAACAAACTGGACATATCTCGTTTGTTTTGAAGAACTTTGCTTCACCTTCTATTCTTTTTTTATTCGAATCGAATACTGCAAGTTGCGCATGTTGTTCCTTGATGCTTTCCAATATATCATGTATTGCAGTTTCTGCTGTGGAAATATCCGTTTCTTCAGTACTTGTTTCCGCAATGATTGAATCCCATAATTCTGCAATTCGTTTATCAATTTCAGCGATTCGAATTTCCTTGTCGTCGCTGTCTTCGATATTTTTCTTTTCAAGAGTGAAGATATAATTTTTCTGAATGGAAATCTTATTTTTCTCCAGTTCAATCTTGGAATTCAAATCCTTTATTGATTCTTTGATGGCAAGAATCTTCCCCTTCAGCACGACATTCATGGTACTAAAGATATCAATATCCAGGATGTTCTCAATCACTGCTCGTCTATCAGCAGAACTTAATTGCATGAATGGAACAAAGGATGAACTTCCCAGAATAACTACCTGAGTGAATGTCTTATAGTTCATCTTGAGAATCTGCTGCTCAAGAATGTCCTGATAATCCGTACTGCTTGCTTCCTGATCGATTAAAGTTCCATTTTTGTGAATTTCAAAGAGGCGTGGAGACATTCCACGCCGAACAAGAAATTTATCAGATCCACGACTGAATTCTATCTCGACAATGCATCCTTTTTGATTGATAGAATTTGCAAGTTGTGGAATATTGATCTTGCGAAATGGTTTTCCAAATAATGCAAATGTGATAGAATCAAGAAATGCAAATGATTTTCCACTTCCATTGTTTCCACAGATAAGAGTAGTGCTATTCTTATCAAGAATGATCTCGGACATAGTATTGCCGAATGATCCAAAATTCTTGAATCTTACTTTTTCAAATTTAATCATATGCTGAGACTTTCCATATAGAGATCGCTGATCAATGTCTTCAACTTGACCTTATCGATATCGCGTTCAATTGCGTCGATTTCTCGACCAATGATGCTGATCGTATCCTCGGATTCATTGAATTCCACAGTTGTGGTCTTATCCAAGGGATCCTCATTTACAGATAGATCCTGAATGCCTTTTTCCCACAAAGCATCGATAAATTTATCGAATATATTCTGCTTTGTCTTATTGCGAACAGTGAGTCGAACAAATGCATTCTTGAGATTGCGCTCGCTGATGAACATGGCAATCTTTCGAATCTCATCTTGATTCGAATCATCGTATGTAAATACATGAAATATATTGTTTTCATTTTCAATAAATTCAAAGATATCCATGTTGGTATCATACACATGAAATCCCTTCTTGGAAGAGATATCGGAAAAATTCATTTGATACTGAGTACCGAGATAATGAATGTTGCCTTGAGATTGTTTTATGTGAAAATGTCCAGAAAGGACCCTATCGAAGCGTGAGAATAACGCTGAGGTAAATCCTTCATGTTGCTTGACTCCTGCAATCACTTCAAATCCAATGATTTCAAAATGACCACCGATCATTCTGCATTTGCAGTTCTTAAGAAACTCAACCACTCTGCTTTCATTCTCCTTGGTCACCCAAGGAACTATACCAAAGCAAAAATCATCAAAATGGATCGTGGTTGGATCTTCATATATCGTTATGTTGGAATAACGATCAGTAAGAAGTTCTCGCAATGAATTCAATTCATTGGTATTCTTGAAGTAAGTATCATGATTTCCAATCGTAATGTGAAGATTTATTCCTTCATTATGAAATCTATTGAGAATGCGTTTTCTAACGGAAGAAAGTGTGTTGAAATTTACAAACTTTCTCCTGTCGAAGAAATCTCCAAGATGGATGACTTCTGTTATTCCATTGGATTTCAAATATGGAAAAAATACTGTTTCAAAGAATGATATTGCGTTTTCGAGAAAAAAGGGAGAATCATTTCGTACTCCAAAATGAGTATCGCATAAAAATGCTATTTTCACTTATCTTTCCTTTTCTTTCTTTTCTTTTTTGATTTTGGTTCAAGTTTCTCGACATCAGTTTCTGTCAATGAAAAATGTTTCTGTAGGAATTCCGTATAGGTTCCAGTATCAGAATCTTTCTTCATCCATTCGATAAATTTACCATCCATATCCTTCATCTGCATGCATTTATACTTGATGAATGCTTGTTTCTTTTCCTTCTCTATTCTACGCAGAAAGGCATAATATATTATCTGAGTAAAATACGAGAAAGGATTCGAGGATTTATCTGGATCGAAGTTATGCGCATAAAGAAGACAGTTCTCTACACCATCTCCTATCATGTCTTCACGAAAAGGATAGTTGATGAAGTTTGGTCTATGTGAAAGATGTTCTGCAATCTTTAGAAAAGATTCGGCAATGTAATGCGTTGCAGGTGGTCTATTATCACCACATTCCTCTGCTTCCTTCACTAGTTTCTTCCATTCCACCATTGCCTTGCAGAATTCAACATTATTGATATAATGTTTTAATTTCTTGACTTCTTCTTCTATTATTTTCTCTTCTGGTTTATTTTCTTGAGTCATGATCATCCTCTACTTGATGCAAGTATAGCATGATAACTTGATTCTCCAAATATATTAGAAGAAATTTCAAGAAATTCAAAAGTTTCACTTGACATGCCTTTGATGGGTTGCTATACTAGCTGTGTGGGATTCAGAAGAAAAGAAGTAATCTTGATTGAGAATTAATTATTGTAATCATTCGAATTAGGATCTGGATTCCAATCACTCAACTTATTCCCGAAGTCCTGGCGATTCTTCTCATCACCAGTGAATCTGTTGCGCTTCTTGACTTCCTCAATCATATCCAACAAGGTCTCTGGTTTGATGATTCCCGAAGTAATCATGTTCATGATCGCTTCAGATGGAATATATAATTGCATCATGATCATGTGACGGTCGAGTTCATTCTCATCGACCATGTCTGGTGGAAGAACTGGTTTACGGCGTTTCTTGCGACGACGAGGTTCCTTTGGTTCCATCATGCTGGATGTAGATCCAAGCAGATCGCTTAGAAATGTTCCAAATAGTTCATTATTCAATGTAGATTCGTCCATTGAATCCAAAGGATCATTTGCAGTGATGCTTGTCTTGTAAGCATCTGGTTCAAATTCCTTGGTGCTTTCCATCTCATATAACTTCATGGTATCCTTGTTAGGTTCACTCACGAAGGCAATGTGATTGGTTGGAATGTCCACGCTCTTAGTCTCGCTATTGATCAGCCAATCATGTAGAGTGGTGATATCAATCGTTCTACCTTTGCTATCGGTTGTCGCAGAATATCGAAATATCATTGGTTTGATGACCTTGACATTCACATCATTTTGTTCGATGATCTGACATGCAATCTCTTCACCGCTGCGCAACTTAAGAATCTTTAAGTTCATTCGAATCTCCTAGTTTGATTTTAATCGTCCTATATGAAAACTCTTCATTAGTATATATGGTAATGCGTTCATCCAGATGCCTCAAGGCATGGTTTCTATACTTACCAACGCTCAGGTCATCCCCGATATCATATACGGTGACCTTATCCTTGGTATCCGACTTACGCAGACCTCTACCTATGGATTGTAGCACACGAATGACCGATTTGGAAGGAGAAGCAAAGATTATCGAATTGATGTTTTTGATGTTTATGCCTGTGCTGCATGTTCCAAATGAAGCAACAAGAACGCTATTATCATTGCCATCAACAATTTTTCTTATTTGTTCTCTTTGTTCGATTTCCGTTTTACCACAGATAAGATACGACTGTTTCTTACTTCCTTCTGAAATCTTCTTATGGAGAGGTATTCCATGCTTGTCAACAAAATTAAAAAGAACAAGCACATTCCCATGAAGACTATTTGCAAGATTTGAAATAAATTGATTTCGTTTTTCATTTAAAACCAACCATTCGATTTCATCTGCGTACTTTGCACGCTTAATTTCCTGCACAGAGATATCTGGATATTTAAGTACCAGACATTCAATATTTAGTTGAGCAAGAACTTCACGGTCTATGAGGTCTTTAGTGGATGTCACCCTATGGACAGTTCCAAATAGTCCTTCAAGTACCAATTTATGCACCTCGGTTCCATCCAGTGTTCCTGTTGTTCCAATTCTATAGTCGCATTTTTTTAGTTTGGTCATGATTCGTGTCAATGATTTTGCCTTAAATAAATGAGATTCATCTCCGATAATGGCATCAAATTGACTAAAAAAGTCCTCTGATTGAGTATGAAGACTTTGCCATGTTGATATTACTACGCGACAATCAGTGTTTTTTTCCTTGCCACTATAGATCATATGAATATGTTTTGATATGCTTTTTGCATTTGCATAGTCTTGAAAATCTGAATTTAATTGAGTGACAAGTCCTGTGGTGGGAACAACTATTAATATTTTTTTATTTGTTCTTTTAAGCAATTCCAACATGATCAGATAAATGATCAGACTTTTACCACTACCAGTTGGAGATATCAGCAAAGTTCTTCTATTCTCAAGAGCATGCTTCACTGCGTCCAATTGATAATCATGTGGTTCTATTTTCTTTCCACCAGAATATACGGTAGGTATTGTAAATGGTGTAAGATCCTTTTTTAAGGATGATTCATATTCGATCTTATATCCTCGTTCTGATGCAAATAGCAGGACATAATCCACCAGTCCAGCATATAGTTTATGAGTAAGGATGTTGAATAGACGAATCTTTCCATCCCATCTTTTTTTTCTAAACGCAGGATTATATTGGGAGTTTGGAACATTGAATGTGAAGAACGATGAGAGTTCCTTTGCAATGCCCTTTTCGCATTCCAACTCAATGTATACCGAGTCAACTGGTTTGATTTTTATCATAATCCTTGGGTAAACTTGACCCAATCAATCGATGATCTGATACTCCAGATCTTATTTGATATGATTTTTGCAACATTTTCGATATAAGTTACTTTTTCTTTTTGAAGAAATACTTTGTTCGACGCTGTGATCACATCAATATCGCTTTCAATGAACCGATCAAGATCTTGCTTGAGAATTGAAAGTTCAAATGGTTCCCAGTTCTTCTTCTTGAGTTCATCTTCAGACATCTTGCCCGAATAATATAACCATTTATCGCGACGAAGAATTCTTAATTTTGATTCCAAATTTTCCAGTATCAGTTTCTCATCCATGAGAATACACAGATACTTGTTGTGGAGTTGTGGAATGCGAGATGCTTCATCATCAAGATGATTGTTATCGATTACCGTATCTACTTCTGCTTGTGCTTTAATTTGATCAATATTCATGATAAAGAGTATACCTTATTATGGATTATTTGCAAATCTTTCTATCTCATAATGAGTATATGCAAATGTTGCAGTTGCAATCACTGCATTTGTATCAGTCAACGAAGAATCAAAGTCTATTCCACTAACAAATGTTGGATAGACATTTTTATATTTTACGCAAAGAATTGGACGATATGCACTATTCAATACCATAAGAAAGGCACTGCATATCTTTTGAGATTCTCGAAGAACTTCCGATGCGCTTTGATATGAGACTCCAAGATCTCGTATCCAATTGTGAAGTTCCAACCAATTCTTCATCTCTTCATCCACAGCAAATCCAACCTGAAGGTCTTCATAGACATAGGAAGTTCCAGGTCTTCTCATGCTTACTCCAGTTGGATTTGATTGAATTGAAGTTCCAAAACTTAAGGATGGAATATTTGCCCTCTGACAGAAATAAGTCATTGTTGGACAACGAGTCAATGTAAATCTAAATTTATTGTTTGTTAGATTATTATTCGTATCTGGTTGAAAATTGTTCTCAAATAAGAAATCTCCTGGAAGATCACGAAGAATATTCGATGAACTATTGTCAATTATTATCTGTTGACTATTGTTAGGCATATCAGTATTTATAAAAGAAAACCCAGGACCTTTCGATCCTGGGTTCTCGGTTAGTATTGTCCGAATCTATCAGACGGTGTTACCGTGGAGATTCTTGACTGCGAAGAGACGGTAGTATGCATTGCTGTTAGAAGTCAAACCATCATCATTTGATTGGCTGAAGGTGCTATCGCGACCACCTGCGAATGGATTGGCAACGAGACCGTAACGAGTCTTGAAACCGATCTTGGGTTGGAAGGTGTCTTGACCAACTGCGCGGACCATTTGTAGAGGAACATATGGGCAGTAGAAGAAACCAGCATCGTATGGTGAGGTTCCCTTGTAACCAACGGTAACGAAGTTGACATTGTTTGCAACGAAGGGATCGATGTAAACCTTGAACTTGTTGTTGAGAACACCAGCAAAGATGTTACCAGTATCATCTACTTGGAGATCGACATTGAGTGCTGGAGAGAGATTGAGGAATCCACCCATTGCAAGTGCAGAAGCGACATCTGCGCTGCATACGATGAAGTTACCCTTACCACGGCGTGTTTCCTTGGCAATTTGATTTGCTTCGCGCTCAATTTGGAACATGAGTCCACGGAAGCGTTCTGCTGACCAACGACCATCGGAGTCGAGGATGAGGTCGTAAACACCACCCTGGCTGATGTCAGTACCGTAGCTGCTAAGATCGTTTTGACGGCAACCAGTCTTAGCGACATAATACATGGCGCGGAGAATCTCGCGGTTGATTTCGTTCATGATTTCAACTGAGAGAATGTTGGCAAGTTCTGCCTCTGCGTCAAGACCGTGAACTGCACGAAGGTCTTGTGCAAGTTCGGTGGTGTATTCTGCCTTGAGAGCGCGTGAACGAGCTTGAACTGCGACACGCTCAATGCTGAATGCCATTTCACGGAAGTCAGCATTTGCTGGAGTCTTACCGAGAGATTCGGCAGTTGAAGTCAACATTCCACGGAATGCAGTGAAGGTATCGGGACGAGACAGGTAGGTTGCACCAGCAGCAAAATCACCTAGACCCTTGGCACTGAATACGCCAAGAGTTGAACCGTTTAGAATTGCTGTGTAATTTTCAGCACCAGGACCAGAAGCACCGCAAACACCAGATAACTTAGCCCATGGTTCATCGAAGAGTGCTTCGGTTCCGAGGGTATATCCGCTGTTATCTGCGCCATAACGAGCGCGCATTGCAAAGATAAGACCAGTTGGAGCACTCATTGGTTGAACGCCTGCAATGTCGTATGCAACGACATTGGGCATTGCGCGACGAACGAGTGAGATCAGAACGGGATCGTAACCTGCGAAGTTACCTGCATTGCCGACTTGACCAGCGATGAAGTTTCCACCCATACCTACAGGACCCATTGAGTTCTCAAAAAGGTTTCCTGCGGATCTTTCTTCTCTCATTGCATTGACTTGATTCTCAAGAAGAACTGCGGTTACACGCTTCTTGTGAAGGTCTTGGATATTGGGAAGATCACCGTGATTAAGAACAGGTGACCACTTTTCTACGAGGGTATCATATGGCGAACTTTGATTAAAATCGAGTGACATTTATTTTTCTCTCCTTAAGATTCTGTTATATTTAGTATTTTAAAATTTTCAGATAAAGTTGTCCTGAACTATACCTGGATTAATTACGCTTGCTAGACGAGACGCTGCTGGAGTTGAATGAACTTTTTCAACTTTTGGGTTATTCTTATTCATTAAACTAATTGTATTTACAATGCTTTCCATCATTGGATCAACGCTTTCAGCGGAACCAACGAATGAGGAAGATTGATCTTCAGTTAGTGAAACTTGAGTATTATTATACTGTGATTGTGTGTTTGGAGAAACAACTGATCTGTTGAAATAAGATTCTCTTAGAAGAGCAACTTTATGAGCATATTGTTCAACTGAATCAAATTCTAGACCTTCTGACAACTTGGCAAGTTTCTCAACTTGAGTAGCTGCAAGACCATTGGTTTGTTCCATGAATGCTTCAGCACAAAGATGTGCCTTGATCTCATTCTTAAGTTCAATATTTTGCTTGATGAGAGTATTTACATTCTCTTGAAGTTCTTCATTTGCTTCAAAGATGTCATCAAGAACATCATATTTTTCCTCAGGAACATCAATGAATGAAGATTCAAAAAGATTCTTCAGACCACCGATGAAGTTTTCTGCAATTTCGGTACGAAGACCTCGTTCAACAGCAACTTTATTGTCCTGCATCCATTCAGTGATGACATAATCAAGATAAGTATCAACTTGTTCGACAATGTGTTCACCATTAGTGGTCACTTGTTCCTCAATTAGTTCTTTTGCTGCTTGAAGAATATGTGCTTCAATAAGTTCAACCTTCTCGGCAATTGCTGCTTCAAAGATAGTTTTTGCTTTAAACTTGAAGTCCTCGCTGAGATCCTCACCGTCAAAAAGACTTGCAAGATAATCAATGCTTTCTTGTGCTGGTTCTGCTTTTTTCTTTTTTCCCTTGCTAGCAACAGCATTAGATGGGCTCGCATCACGGGTCGTTTGATTAGTTAGGGCAGTGTTTGGATCTGAAATTGGAGGAGCAATTACTGCGCCTTTTCCAGTTCCGTCATTATAAAGATCGGTCGATGAGTATTCTGTATAAGGATTTGATTCTGGCATGTTTTTCTCCACTTTTTCTAAAAACTATTTAGAATATTTTATATTTAGACTTACGGAATGACCTTATTGATATTAGGGTAATTTTTTCGAGCATATCGTAAAATATCTGCTCTTCTAGCAGGTGAATTTGGACCTACCAAAGTTTGAAAGGACTGTACCATAGATCCTGTTAAGTTTTTATGAGTTGTATCTGCTGCTCGCTGAAGGGATCCAATAGATGGATTTGTTCTTCCAATTGTATGAATTTGTGCTTCTAATGCTTGTCTTTGAGGATCATTAGGTGGAAGATGATTTAAAATATTATTAATATGAGATGCCTTCATACCTAACGCATGGGAATAATGAGCAGTCAATAAGGTATCTCTAATTCTTGCCACTTCTGCGGCACTTTCAGTCTTTGCTGCAATATTTAAATCATGAGCAGCTTCTAATGCCCGATTTCCCATTTCTCTGGCAAATAAACTGGTTTTTGCTACCGCATTCTTAATTTTATTTGCTTCATGTATATTTTGAGCTATATAAGGAATAGCATATCGCAGAGTAAACTCTGCTTTTTCTGATAAAATCTTGGACTGATTATTATTCATAATTTTCTTAAAAAGTCTGAAAATAATTTAATTGCATTTTCTTCTAATTTACGAACTGGAGTATTTTTTAATTGCCTTTCATAGGCAGAAATCTCTTGTTCGACAAGAAGTCCATTGTCCCAAATCCATTCCTTACCTTCAAGAATGCCATTTACAAAGGCATTGGGAGCAGATGGATCTGCAACAATGTCGATTGCAGAAAGAGTAAACTCTTCCTGAACATGGTTGACTCCATTAATTTTCTTAAGGGAACCCATTCCACGGGAAGAAACACCAAGTTGTGCTCCTTCATCGATCAATGATTTTACAATCTTACCCATTGGGGTATCAAGAATTTTCATCTTACCGATGATTTGATTTCCAGATTCTTTTAGATTACTAACCATATGTGAAACTCTGTCAAGATTCACAGTTGGACCATCTGGATGGTTTAGTTCTCCAAGTGCTCTATTTTTATTAACATATTCTTTAATGTATCTGGTAGTCTCCTTCTTAAGAACACTTTCAGTATACATGCGCTGATTGCGATTCACCACATTCGATTCCATCATCACACCAGTGAGATAATAGGTTTTTGCCCCACCTTCTGCTGATTCGATTATGGGTTTAATATCTTCTGTTGTTTCTGTGATTAATTTCATGGGATTCTCTATTTTATTGTTTATTTTCTACGATGTTCTTTTTTCTCTTTACTTGGAGATTCTTTTTCCTCTTCCTCATCATCTTCTCCTGGGTGTTTATCTGCCCAGTCTGGAACACCATCACCATCTGCATCTGGTTTATGCTTTTTGGATTTAGATTCTCCAAGAAGAACATCAAGATATTCTTCTGAGATCTCCATGATTTCCTCTTCGGTGAGATTCTCTCCTAGTTCTTCTTGAATATCAGAAATAATAGTCATGATTTCATTTTCGAAATCTTCAACTAATTCTTCCAGATCATCATTGTCGATGACACTTTCGGTCTTCATTTTATTTGGTTTTTTGGTTTTTGCCTTGGAACCACCAGCAGATGATTGGTTGGTAACAAGATGACCCTTGTTATTTGGTCCTGTTTTCTTTGAACCTTCAAAGATTGTTGGAGCAAATTCGACTAATTTATCCTCAAGAGCATTTCCAAGTTTCTCCAAAAGAGAATGATTAATGAGTTTCTTTGCTTCGATAAGATCTTCTTTGAGAAGTGCGTTAACAATTTGTTTTGAACTAGACATATCGGTCTCCTATTTATTATATATTATTGCTGATTTTCTTGATCTAAAAGTCCTAATTGCTGCATTTGAAGTTGCTGTTGAATTTGTTTTTGCTTGTCTTGTTCCATTTCCAAATTCATCTTTGCAATTTCTTCATCATTTTGCTTGAGGATATTCTTGCGAATATAATTCGTAGAAAAGAATAGACCATTATAATTTCCTAGAGTATTCAACATGTCTACTCGTTCTCTGAGAATTTCATTTTCCTTCAATTCATTGAAATATGAATCTTTGCTGAATACAATATTGATATCCTGATATATTCTAGTCCAATCCTCCTCTGTCAAGATACCTCTAAGAATTGCTTGTTTCTTTAAAGTATCGATAAAGATATAGGAAAATTTCTTCTGAAGTCTTTCTATGAATTTATAGAACTTGACTTCATCTCTGGTTATTTCAGTGCTTCGACCGAGATTAAATCCAGTCTGAACTTCCATTCGAGTTAAAGGAACATTCAGAGCACGATATACCTTTCGAAGCAGATATTCAACATCTTCCATTTCACCCAGACTTTGACCACCAGGAAGAGTCTGAATTTCAGTTCCCTTGCCACCCTCTCGTCTTGGAAGCCAATAATCTTCCAACATGGACATATGATTTCTTTGATCTTTTATATCTCCAGTGGATGAATCATATGTCAATTTATTTCTATATCGATTCATCAGGGTTTTCATATATTCTTCCGCTTTATTTTTTGGAAGATTTCCAACATCGATATAGAATACTCTTCGTTCTGGAGCACGGGCAATACGATATACAACCATTGCATCTTCGGTTTGACGAAGCATGTTCAATGGTCTGATTGCCTTATGGAGATGTCCTACAACCCTTTTTGAGGTATGATCAACATATCCAGAATGGCAATATGTTATTGAATCTGGAGCAATCTTTACTCCTGCCGCACTAGTTGTAGAAGATACATTACTGACTTCATAATCACTATAGACATAATATTCCTCTACCTTTTTTACAACAGGTACAGTCGTATTATTGATTCTCTTTACTTCTTTTTGAACTTTTCTAATTTTTCGAATCTTGATTGGATCAATTGATCTAAGTTCAGATATTCCTTTTTCTGGATGTTCAACATCGATTATATTTTGAAAATATATTCGACCATCGACATACCATCTGCGAAATATATCATGTCCCTTATTTGAAAAGTCCATCATTCTTAATATGTTGTCAAATTCATTTTGAAGTTTAGATTTAATATTATCCGATAAATCGACAGTATCTAATGCTAGTCTAATGGAAACATTTTGAGTATCATAAACTATTGCTTGAGTGACAATATCTTCAATTGCCATATCAACTTCAGGATAAAGAGACATGCTTCTATATTGCCTGATTAGGGAATTTTCATCCATGAAAGAACCGCCAAAGTCATAAACGGAAGACATAAAGCCTCCCGTTTCAATGACCTGAGTTCCATCATAATTTTCTGGTGCTACGAATGATGCTGTTTTTAGTGTATCGCCCGTGAGACCATAATCACGAAATTCAGATTTCTTACCTAAAGAAAAACCAAAAAGTTCAAATGCCATGTGTTATTTCAATCCTTAGTTGTATGGTTCCCAGTAATCGTAAGCAATTTGCACGGTAAATTCGGTAAAAGAATCCGAAAGATCATAATTTAAAGTAATTGCGCCAATGTCTACTGGAAAACAGTTTTTAAGTTTAACTGATTTGTTGAAATTATTTGGATTTTGAGTTGGTGTTGGGGTAGTTGAAGTGCCTGGAGAGACATCACTATATCTAACAACCCAGTCGGCGGTCAGATTATAATTAATTGCATGGGTATCTCTACCATCCATTGCTTCCATCCAACGCTCAAATCCATTACGAAGATCCTTTGCAGGAATACTGGAATCATATACTGAAATGACCCAATCCGCGTAAACTCGTTCACCAGAAAACTTAACTACTCTTCCTTGCCATGCAATTGGAATTGTACCAATTGTTGAACCTGGAAGATCTGCTGCCTTGACATAAATGTTGAGGTCACTTAAATCTGGAGAAGTAACCGTCGATGGCCAGCGTGTTTCGACCATGAATCGATTGGGTCTTACTCCAAAAAAATTATTTCTAAATTCGTTTAATGTTGCCATTTAATAACCTCTTCCTTTATTTATCAAAGAGTTGCCGATAAATCTTTGTTAGTCAATGTAATCTTGACATAATTGATGGATGTAATTGGTTTAATTAAAATATCAGCAACAAAGTAATTTGCTTCAATTATTTCAGCAGTATTGTTACTTTCATCACATATTACCTTGTATTCAGTTATACCTCTTTGACCAACAATTCGATCAAGGAATCCTTCTGCTGCGATCTTAAATCTTGAACGAGTATTTGCATCGTTTTGTTCAAAAAGAATCGAACGAGCAACAGGAGCAAGTGCCTTTTTGATATACATGAAAAGTCTAGAAACATTGATTCTAGACAAGGTTGAGGTACTTGTTCCGCCTGTCTTATCTCCATAAAGAAGAGTTCCATCTCCAGCAAAGGTGACTACTGGATTGACAGCATTTGCATAAAGATTATCTTGTTCAGTATTGGTGAGGGTTCTGTTTAGACGAAGAACATTGAGAATTCTTCCTCTACGAGATCCAGCAGGAGAGAACCAAGGATAAAAATCTCTATCGGTGCGAACAATGCATCCTGCAATATCTGCTGCAAGTGGAGTCTGAACAGAATAGATTCCTGTAGTATCAAGATGAATCTTTTCACCAAATACTCTTACATAATTGTAACTGTTAGTTCCAGAGGGTAAGGTTACACCAGTGAGAGAATTGTCTAGAGTAGCAGTGATGGATTTAACATTGACAATGCCAATGACTGGTTCATTTCCCGATGCTCTTGCTTCTACAACAGTTACAACTGGAGTAGCATATCCGCTACCATCACCATATCCAGTGATTCCAGGTGCTCCACCTTGAAAAATGACATCATATCCCAGATTAATAAATCCACTTGATGGAGTCGATGATGACCCGAATCCAACATAACATCCTCCTCCATATTGGAGGAAATTATTAATTGGCCACCATTCACCAGAGAATCCGTGAGAAATGCCTGATCCGCTGTACAGACCATTCAAATAGGTTCCTGCACACGATCCAACACTATATGCAGTAATGCCAGCAATGGCATCTACACCACCAGCAAGAGCGGTAACATAGTCGTTTAGACGAGCGTACCATTCTGACGAATTATTTACATAAAAATATCCATCTGATTTTTCTGATGTTGTACCTAAAACCTTTAAAAAATTTGTAGGATTATATACAGCACCAATAGTTGATGAAAATTCTTCGGTAACTGGAACCACCAAAGACTCATCGATAAGGGTAAAAGTTACATTTGGTCTAGCCATTTTTCTCTCCTTGAATAAAATTGCTATTTATATGTAGTTTTTTTGATATCTTAATATTATCATGACCGTCTATTCTTTTTGGGCATAAGGTCGTCCCAAGGAGTCTTGACATCTTTACGATCAAATATCAACCAATGATCATTTCCAGAAGACCATTTCATATCTTCTTCTGCTTCTTCAGCATCAGATACCCCATCGGAATAGTAACCAAAAGGCAACATTTGATCTTCAATTTCCTCAATATCCTTCTGATACATTGCCAGACGAACATCCATATCGGTTAGATTTTTAAAATATTGTTGTCTGGTTGCCCATGCAAATAATACAAGACACATGACCAAGTCATCATTGTGTCCATCTTCTGCTTCAAAACTTTGCTTTTTTGATATAAATGTCGTAAATTCGGAAATAATGTCGGCATCTTCGACGATAAGTTTATCTTCTTCAATTAAGTTTTTTAAAACCTGACATCCGACTTTTTTAGTCAATACCGAAGTTTTTACGCCCATTTGAATTTTCTTAACAGGTCCATAACCTTCTGTAATGATTTGACCTTTTCTGCCCATCATAGCAGTCTTAACTATATTTTCATATTCTAGATCTGTATGAAGAACATTCGCTACTTCTATACCAATACTATTAACTTCTATGAGAACATGAGCATTATTATATTTTCTAGCAATGGTTTTTAGAACCGAAGCAAATAACAAAGGTGATACCGTATTATTTCTATATGTCGCTACGACCTTATAGGGAAATTCAGTTACATCTAGTACTACCGCAGCGGTATAGTCTTTACCTTGCCCTTCAGCAACATCTGCGGTAATGAAATATAAATGATCCTGAGATTTTGGAATATCCAAATCCTTTCGAATGGGTTCCTGATAGATATTCATTCCATCCTTGGTTCTTAATATGGGTTTAGAATATACTAAAGTATGAAGTCTGGCAGAGGATATTAATGTATTGGAACTTCCCAAGAAGTCGCATTCGAACTCCTGCTCGAATTGCTTTTCAGAAGTCTTACTGATCATATCCTGTTTCCATTTTTCATCACGAAGTGGTCCACCTGGATATTTGGGAACCTGACTCCAATGGACTTCAAATGGAACATAACCATTTTGCTTATTGATCGCACCCTTCCAATAATAATAAAACATATTCAATCCATTAGGAGTTGATATGATGAACATCTTGGTAGATTGACCAGAAGTAATGGTTGGATATACTGAAGTAAAGAACTCTTCAGCAATCTGCGTTGGAATGTGAGCAAACTCGTCCAGCAAAATGCAATTAAATGATCCACCACGGATAGCAGACGATGATGTTGCCGATGCAATGATACGGGATCCATTTTCCAGAACAATTGAACCCTTATTCCATTCAATAACCCCCTGCTGTAACCATTTTGGAAGATATTCATATGCCATCTTGATTCTACTCAAGATTTCTATTGCTGTTGTCTGTTTATTTGCAAGAATGGCAATATTTACATTTTGATTGAATAAAACATAATGTAGTAGATATGAACCTACTGTAGTGGTCTTTCCAGTCTGTCTTGGAAGTTTTCCAATTACGAATCTATTATTATGAAGAGTATCGATTAACTCTTCTTGATAATCGTACATCTCAAATGGAACAAGACCTTTATCAACAGCAACGATCTTGACATAGTTTTTTACAAAATATCCTGGATCATTGGAACATTTTATATATTCCTCAACCTGATGTGGTGTAAATTGTTGCTGTACACCAACAGGTTTAAGATTTGGATTGCCTAAATATCCGTCTTTAGCTTTCGTCATTGGTCACATCATCATTCTTAATAACTTTCAATTGACTTCTGGATTGATTTATAATATTTTGCAAATCCCGAGTAGAACCAACAAAAATAGAATTATTTGTAGTATTGCTCTTGATGACCTTGTTCACCCCAAGTGCTTCTGCATTCGTCTTATGCATTGTCATCATATCTGTATTTATTTCACTAACGGTCTTTATAAGCACAGAAGCAACTTCATATGCTCTGGGAGAATCTCCTGCCTCCGCAACCCTCATGATTCCATCGATTGCTTCAAACCCAATATTAATCAATTCTTTCATGTTCTTTCTTGCAGAATCAAAATCCTGCTTTACTTGTGCTTTTCTTTTAATCTTGACTTCCTTGATAAAGGAATCAACTTGTTTTAGTTCTGGAGGAGAATCTGGTGTCTTTGATAATTCAATATCAAGAACTTCAGATAATTTTTCTTCCGCAGTTTTATGTGTATTCATGGCCAATTTCCATTCACTTCAGTTATAGAACCAGTGTATACATCACCAGTGTATCCTACATCTCCAACATAATTTGCCGCAGTAGCACCAAGATCATCATAAAAATTTAGATCAGTTCTTTCGATTATATTTCCAGCAGAACCACAAATATTTGGATAGATGTAAGTCTTGACGCTAAAATCAAAAGTACTGATTAATGCTCTTCGAGTGTCGAATGTTCCTTCATAGTTCTCATTAAGAGAAACTGTATTCAATACAAATGGTATATCGACAGTAGGATTTAAATCATTCATTTTAATTGTGACAGTGTAATCTGGAGCAAAATAAGGAACTATTTGTTCAATTATTTGCAACATGTCATCCATGGTTCTAGTGAAACAATACATGGAAAAATTTATCACATATGGAACTTCAGAATATGCTTTTTTAACAGTTCCATTTACTAGTTCGCTTCTCTGCAATGTTCTGTTTAGCTTACGACTTGGATCGTATAGCATTGTGGTTATCTCAAATCCAATTTTTGGTAAGGTGATTTGAACTTTAGTATTCTTGGATAGACTGCTTTCCTGAGAAAGTCTCCAGATATATTTTTCCTTGCTTCCATATGCAATTGGAACTCTAAGTTTTTCTTTTTCATTTCCATTTTCGTCTAGACGAGTCACATATATTGATTCAAATAACGATCCAAATGCAATTACTATTTTTCGTATTGATTCATTATAGTATGATTGATTAACGCTAAACATTAATTACACTCCTCGGAAAATGGATTATCGCGAGAGAAATTAATCTCTGTGTCTGCTTTTTCACCATATACATCATTTTCTAATTCATCAACACCAGAAATTGGGTCAATTGATATATTGATATTTGTAGATGTAACACCAAGAACATAATATTCTGTTCCGCTTTCCACACCCTTTATTGATTGAGTGCCAGCACTACCATAGTGGAACGATCCACTTGCTCCCTTGAGATATGTGGTATTTCCAGTATATTCAATTATAGTACCTTCAGCAGTTGCATTTGCATATGATGCAGTTGTGCCAGTTACTCCATTTACCTGATATACCTTTTCGCCTCGCTTGAGTACTGTAGATCCAGTGCA